AAAAGAACTAAGAACAATGTGTCGCCAAATCCCACAGACCATAAGCCGGACACGGAGCCATACTGTCACAGGAAGTTTTTCTTAATCCCCAAATTATCCTCTTCTTGCAATTGTCATTGCAACAAATCGCTCTGCCAGTTTCAGGAAGGCGATGTCAGGTCGCGAGACGAAGGTTGAGGAGAGACGAACACTGTCAGCACAATGAGGTCTATATGTGAACACTAGATGCTGACAAGTGTAGACCTCATGGTTCTTTGCATCCATGACACGCCGTGTGAACTCGCCTACCTCTGTTACCCCCAAGAGAAGCTGCCTCTTCCAATGCTCGTAAGAGAGATGTGAGAGCCTTCCAAGAGGGGAGGCCACAAAATGTCGCTCCTTGTTTAGAGAAGTCCGTGCACTCCTCATAGCTGCTAGCTGCCTGAGGATCTGCTGGCTGAACATGTCAATTGACTGCGATAGGACGCCAGCCCAGCCATCCACATCTCCCACCAGGCCCAATCTCCTGAACAAAGAGGAGGAGACCCACTCAAAACCAAGACCATGGTACTCTTTATGGCGTGCTGTGAACTCTTGGGACTTCAACACACCTAACCACTTTGCGATGTGGGTAACTTGCCTCTGCATGCAACTGATGATCAGAGCCTCAGTGTCATCATAAGACCAAGTCTCACAACCTGCATGGGCTGTTGGGATCTTGTCAGTTAAATGCTGACAAACAATGTACCATTCAACACTACGACGATCACTTGAGATCGGCTTACGTAGCTCAACATGCCCGAAATATGTCAATGCAACGCAGAGGTATCGATGGACAACATGTATCATGTCAAGGTACACCTTTAGAACAAGATCACCACCCCGTGAGAGGAACCCAGACAAGAGGCATTGCTCAATGGTGTCGGCGATTGCCAATGAGGTCTCCGCCTCCTTCACGTCAGCATCCATTGTGATGAGGCTAACGGGTAAGCCCTTCAAGCTCTTTGCATGGGTACACCATGATGCCTTGGACAGGTCAGTGTTTTGAAGTAGTGAGTTGTTGAGTTCAATATTGGCTCTGTCCCAGATGTCAACAAGCATCCTAGGCCGGACACGTCCCCCATGGACTTCGGTGGTCTCCTGGTTCGGATTAGCCAGGGTGTTAAAGAGGACAGAATGTGCACCATACTTAAGGATCAACAGTCGTGCACCGGAGCCCTCTCCCTCAGCTAAGGTCGCGACTTGTTGATATGTTCGCTTGCCTTCAAGGAGTTCATCCAGCTTGTAGTGCATTGATGAGTGTTTGCCTGTCCACCTGCAAAAATGGTTGGAGCTACTTGCAGATCTTATCATACGACACAACCCCTGTACATTGCAGGGTAGCAACCCCGCAACATCCTTCGAGAAGCCAGAGCTGGCACGCATAACTGGTACCCGAAGGCCCAATGTAGCTGCTTGCGGTCCAAGGTAACTCCCATCGGGTTTGTCCCTCTTCTTTGGAGCTGGGGGCTGCTGGCTCTTTGGTATGGTGTGTGATGCCGCCCGTATCTCTCGTGCCCAGCTCAGAGTCTGAAAGCGGTAGAGTGTCTTGGTCACTGCACAGAGGTAGATGCTGGATCTTACAACAAAATTATCCCTGTTTGCTGTTGCAGTCAGCCGGTCAGACTCTATAATCCTAGTAGCAATGTTGTAACTTCTGTCCATGTGTTCCCGACAGATGTCCTCTGTCTCACCCTCTAACGGGAATCCAACCCATACGACTTTTGTCTGGCGGTCTTTGGTGTCTGTAATGGTGGTTGCAGCATGGCGGAGACAGGCCATCAGAAACATGCGCACCACGTTTGCACGTGCTGCGAGACCGGCTTGACCTTCTACATCATATATCACTCTTCCAACCACAGGGAAGAATCTCTCCTGGACCTGAGGATGGACAAACGTATCGAATAGAGTCTTGTAGGCGCCATGATGCATACTCTTCAACAGTGTGAACACACCTGTGTAGGTGAGGTCACACTCATCTAGATCTCTAGTTGTCAGAAGTCGTGACAACCAAATAAGCATCTGACAGCCAAAACAGTATAGGATTCCCGTCACAGGGAAGGATAGAAACTCCGTGATGAATCCTTTTGACTGCTTCGACCCATTCGCCAGACCACTTAGGTCATGAAGTAGTGTCTCTTTGAGGATCTCTTCCGCAAATGACCATGCAAACAGTTCCGGGGTCCTCTTGAGATCCTCTAACTTTGCTTGATTAATATGAGTCAGGAGATCGGCTACTGGGAGATCATCCCATCTAGAAAAACCAGCTGCCAAAGGATCTGGGTCATAGACGAAGATGTTGTCCTGATACAATGTCGGGAGGGTGATGGGTTCTCCTGAGAAGGTTATGTATTCACTTGGCACCTCCTTAGTGCAGCATTTTCTCGGATGAGCGTGAATGAATACCCTTTTTCCTTTTTCAGTGCGTGTGTTCTGGTTTGACAGGTCAAATACAGCTACCATGTAGTTGATCAACGATTGAAAGATGATATTTGTGTCTATTGCTTCTTTGCTGCCTCCACTATACGGGCCAAGATGATTGGTACTACATATAGCGTGGCTTGCAACATTTGGCATCCTGTTTGCCATGAAGGCTTTCGACAACTCGTGATCAGCGTAGCGATGGCAGATGTTGCCACTAAAATGGGTTGGAGCGAGGAGCTCAACAACCTCAGGCTCTAGTGCAACTCTTGCTCCAACAAATGGTGTTGCATATTTGGCCCCTTCAGTTTTGCTGCCTGTCACCCACTGGAAGTGAGACATGAGTTTGGCTGCTTCCTTCATAGGCGGAGTGGACCTCTTGAGTTTGACAGGTGGGTCACCGATTTTGTCTTCTGTTCGCGAGCCTATGTAGGGCAGGTGAGGTCCTAAGGTCCAATGGATTCTTCTATCATCAGGGCGTGAAACAATTGCTGAATGGTTAAAGCACCCAATTGCGAAGAACTGATGGACATCTGGTGGAGGATCGTGGCAGCTCGAGCATGTGTCTCCTTCGGTTTGTTGAATAATTGTGAATTGTTCGAGCATGCATGGTAGTGTAGACCCAATCATGTTTCGACCCTCTAAAAGGTCCTTCCAAGTGTACAGACGGAGGGTTTGAGCCAAGACCATCGTGCACCGCTCTGTTATCAACTCTGCAGCGATGGCAATCTGGAGAAGACCCTTATCTGTGTTGAACCAGCATGACCATCTATCCAGGGTAATGTCATTCAGCTTCGCAATGAGGCTTTCTGCATGGTTAGACCTCGTGATGTTGCTTGAAACTAATGTCTTTGTACCTTCTAGGTAACCTAGAATTGAGAGACGTTTCCCGCTCGGAGTGAGCTCCATCATTGACGATGCGAATCGAGGAAAGACTGGAGTGGAGCTGACGAGGAACTTTGCAATTGCCGTGTCTTCGTCTGCAGACTGAGCATGAAACAGCGTCTTGATTATTTTGTTCCGGGCTGTGGATGTTATCCCGTCGCGGACTAATCTTCGGAGGTACATGGTAATGTCTTGAGATGAGTCAATATTCAGACTGAGAGGCGAACTACATAACTCTAACTCTGTTGCAGAACCCGGTGCAACAGATAGTGCTGCCAGGTACTCTTCGTACTGATCAAGGGTTTCTGCTGCCCACTTCATCTGATACAACGCGGATGAAACCGGGTCGGGAAGATTGCGATAGAACATTTTCTCACGGAGTAGGAATCCAAGCCCTCCAAGAACTTGGGGTGTCCGCAAGGCTCTCTTGATAGCGCTGTTCGTGAGTTCTTTCCCGAGTGCTAACACAGTCAAAGACTGTGTTGGTTCCACACCAAGGTGGTGCCTGTCGAGGTTGCGCACACTCACCCAAGTGTGGAATGCACCAAGACCCCGTATTCCAAGAACATGTCTCGTCTCTGACATAGCACGCTCTACACAGGTTCCAATGCTGGCCAACATACCTTGTAAGTCGTCATACAAAGAATCGGCGAATGGCCCGCATCGTAAAAAGACTTTGTTGCTCTGTGGAAGGAGTACTCCATTCAGATACTGTTTCTTTCCAAAGTATATGAACCCCGAATGCACAAATGTCTCCTCTGGTTTTAATCGGATACCAATTCGGTTGGTGGATTTGGCCAGGGCAGCAGCAACTTTGGCTGCTGTGTCTTCAGCAATATTTTCCTGCACTTCTGGCGGCTCTGACTTTGTGAACACTGTTTTTGTGGTAACACTTTGATTGTCTCCTTGAACAGCTGACTCTATTTTAAACCCAGTCCTCAACTCTGTTAGCAATATCTGTGAGCATGAAATTGATGTCCAAAGTTTTTGCTGTAACCCTTCAATCCCACCAGCATGCTGACGGTATGCACTCGGTCCAATAGGTGGGTTGTCTCGATTGGTCTCATTCAGTCCGTGGGGTGGGTTGAAGCGATCTGAGACATGCATGTAACACAAGGGGATCAGCAGATGCATCCAGTTAAAGAGATTCGGAGTGTTGTAGCATGTGTTGCAGTACTCAATGAAAGGACGAGTGAGTTCATAACGGAATGCTAAGTTATATTTCTCGAGATCCGCCACGAAGGTCGCCCCACGTATGACCGTGTTATCATCATGAGCTGTTGCATTGCGGTGGCTATGGCCTTGGCTCAATAACGCCTCTTTAAGCTCTCGTTCAGTTACAACCATCATGTTATTAGGGAATGCATGGGCAATCCCACCAGACAACAATCCTTCGCACAATGTCTGGAGGTTTCTAGTCTTGTAAGGAAGTTTCCCAAAACAGCGACCAATCCCTAGTTCCTTCTCCTTTAAAGAAAACGAGAAATTTATCTGGTCTTTGTCCAGATATCCGAGATTCTCTGCATACTCGATGATTTCCTGGGGTGAGAAGTCTTCCTGTGCAAGGAATGCTTCTGGAACACGGCGTGGTGTAGGTTGCCTCGGTGGGTCATAACCTAAGATATTCCTATCGAAACTGGAGTCCCAATAAGGCTTCTCACAGGCTGTCGCTTTGTCTTTCACGAATAACCTCAAGTCGTGAGCGATGTCTGAACTGTAAATCTGTCCGTGATGGAAGTGCACATACTCATAGAGAAAGCTTTCTGCCTGTTGTAACGTAGGGTATTGATGTGCCTTCATGAACCTGTTGATACCGGGAGTCAGGGTGGTTTCATGAAGTGGTGTAGGCCAACCACCAACGGTGTCAAAATGATGCTTGAGGATTTGGTACTTGAATACACAGAAGACCTCCAGCACCTCGTTGATACTGATGACTTTCCGAACTGTTGCATGTTTTTGTACTTTCTTGATAGCGTCTTCTGCATGCAGGATTGGGTGGCCCCAGCATTTCTGAACTGAGAATGCTTCACACATTTGTTGTGGCCTACATCCAAGGGACAGTATGGCTGTTAGCCATGCTCTTCCTGCAGTCTTCTCTTTGCTTCCTTGGACCCCTGATATTAGAGTGTTAGTTGCACGAATCATTGTCTTGAGAAACCAACTCTTCCGTTCTGTCATTACCCCAAATAGCTGCGCACGGCCTAACATCAATGGCTCAAACATCTTGATGATAGGGTATGCCTCATTTCCAAGTAGTCTAAGCAGATCGTCACCTTTTTCAAAAACAAGCTGCAGACTGTCAGGATTTGGATGATCAGGAAGATCATCTTCCTGGTGCGCAGCTCGTGCAGCAACTGTGGCATTTAGTCTGGCTACTACAACGTCCTTAACCATTAGTAACTCATCAAGGACTCCTGCTACCAATGCACATGTGCCATCGGCGAACGTTGTGGGATTTTCCCCTTGCGGTAATTCCTCTTCATGGTACGTGCCACCAAGTATCGCAGTTATGTCTTCAGGTGTCAATGTCCATTTAATGAAGAAAAATTCTCCTGCTACCAAAAGCTGATATCTCCCTAGACAAGTGGAGAAGAATCTCCCTTGGTCTTCACGATGCTTCTGGCATCTGCGAACTTCGTTTATTATGCTGATCCAACACATATAAGGGATAAAGTATCCTGACTCTTTAATGCATTGCGACATCTTGGGAGTCATTTCAGGTTGCCCTAAAAGACGATCTGTGTGGTCCTGCAGCCATTTGGCTGAGTGCTTTACCTCTTCATCTGCCCAGTCAAGACCTTCTACCCCTCCTTGCATTACAGCGACTGAGATTGAATCGGACATGCTGGACTCCTCTGTGAGTAAGTCTGGAAACAACCGATGAAACGGGTAGAACCGGGATGAGGTTCCATTGAGAAAGCGTGTTACCTCATCATACCGTGAGAGTCTGTATATGTGGCATGGTATCCTGCACGTCTGAAGAGCTGGATTTCTTGAGACATTTGAAAGCTTCCCTACCGATCTGGCCACTAAATCGATAGAGTCTCCGGTAATGGGAGAGCAAAGCCGACCTTCCATGAATTGTAGCTCATGCTTGGGTACAGTGTAGTCCAGGTCCATTATGACACGGTGTGTCGGGTTGCGGTGTGGTTTTTTCTTATTGCCCTTCTAGGTTACATCCTAAATGAATGATGTCTCTCTACAGGGTGCTGTGGGGGGTGATGTCATCTCATTCAGTCTGGTGTGGGCTGGTAAGACATACTCATTCTCAGGTGAAGAACCATCGGACCTGTAGTTCAGTCCTGGATAAAGTGTCTCATAGAGAGGTGTCCTTGTTGCAGATGACGGGCTAATAAGTGGAGTGAGCCCAACCAATGGAACGTCAACAAGGTGTGCCACAGCGGGATCAGCTGGGGTCTCAATACTGTTAGGGTAGGGAGGAGAGTATTCTGGAGGGCCCACAGTAATCCCATCATACCAGACCCTCAGTGGAACCTTGTAGACAAGCGTGGCGCCTCTGGCTGCTTCCCTCATAAGGGCCTTGTCTACAGGCGATATATGAAGGTTGCCCCTTCTTAGGATTAACTTCCAATATGTCCCGTGGAACTCCCAATGAAGTAGCTGCCCGGCGTTCACGGCCTGCCAATCAATTACTTCTCTGACGCGGAATAGATGATCATCAAATTCATCCATGATTTCTGGATAACCACTTAATCGATCTCTAAGATAGAGTACTTCCGATCTGAAACGAAGAGATTCTGGATCAGGGCGAATGGCTACAGGGCCAGACCTTTGAGAAGCTAGATCAAGAAGTTGGGGCCTGGGACGTCTTGTGAGCGACATCGGCAGTGATCTCCCAAGCGCAAAGGCTGCATCCTCAACTCCCCCTCCAAGATCAAATGTGCAGACGCGTTGGCGTGATGATGATGTTCCCATGCTCGCGATGACTGTTGTTTTTCCGCTGATGTTGCTGGTTTTTCTTATTGCCCCTCGGTTTTCTGCTTACATTTAAACCGGGATGATCATGATATGGTGTCTCTCTCCATGTGTTATCAGCTCATACATCATATTTGTGAGATTTGCAGTGGCAGATAATGGAGAGTACACTATAACCAGGCATCCTCCAAGGTTGTAGCCCGTAAGTGTGTCTCCTCCTGTGTCCAGCCTGGCCGATTGTATCGATGTACGGCGTCCTGCATCCGGCAGCTCTCGAATGTCACCTAGAAAGCCTGCCATGGCTCTAATCCCCATTGCCCAGAGTCCAGATGATTCCAGGATTGCTGGACTGGTTCCCCTCTTGGGATGACGTCCGTCAAGGATGTCTGTGATGGCAGCTGCGGTAAACGATTTTGCAGCTTGTGACATCTCACCCTTCCTCGACAAGGTTTCTCGTCGCCAAAAAAACACAGGCAAGGAGGCGCAACGCAAGTCGCATATTCAGACAGCTTGGGACGGGTTCCATTGGGAAATGTCTGCTTATCACGTTTACAAAGCGTGATCCTTCTGTCATGGACCCAGGTGTGATGGTGCGTGCTTCATTGATACCTTCTGTGAGAGTCCTAAATGCAGCAAGCTTCTTGGTGTCGATATTGTGTGTTCTACCCCGAAACATCACTAGTTCGTTGTCACGGGTTATGACACTCTCTATGGTGTCGGGTCCAACAAGCAGATCTCTCATTACGGGCCCTAGCTCAAAAGAAACCGGGAAACCTCTAGGATTGGTAGCTCGGGTTGATGCGGCAAGCGAACTTGGGCCTTTCAGAGGTCGCGGTCCATGGGTTCCCTTTGTCACTGTCTGACGAGACGGCCGGTAGGATTCCATTGTGATGTCTGATCGTTGAGTGGTTTTTCTTATTGCCCTTCAGTTTGGTCGCCTTGGGTTCCACTCAAGCGTCATGGACAGGAAGCAACACCTCCGTCTCGGGACCTACCAGCTCCTTTATCGCTGTGTCATTCTGGTTGTAATCGGGAACACGATCTGCCCAAGAGAAACCCAGGATGTCGTCTCTTTCTGACAGGAAGAACTGATCTTTTCGTGCGCGGATCTTGTCTTTGACACAAAGGTATGCTCGCAACACAGCTGAACTGCTCTCAACAGACACAGACGATAGATGCTCTATCATCTGGAGACATGTTGGCAAGAAGTTGAGCTTTTGGTACGCCTTGAGTATCTCATTTTCGTTGTTTCCACCTTTGTCATCAAACAGCCCCCAGTACAGCTTGGTTAGTCCCTCAGACCCGAATGCAAGGTTGCCATGTTCCGTGGTCTCGTGCCTGGCGATCAGGGCATTAACCTGTGACTTCGTGAGCTTTCTGAGGCCCACTCCGAGTATTTTAAGGAGGTTTGGAAGATCAGCTTGGGTCCAGTCTTCAACCTTTGTCTTCCCAACTTGGCTAATGATTAGACCCAACCCCATGAGGGTTAGCTCCACGGCACCACTCATGATCCTCAGCTGTGCAGGTGAGCTATGGTCGTCAGCACAGCCTTCGGGGGGCCCTGGTGGTGTTGGGGTTGCATGGTTGGCGTCATCGGGTGACGCAGCGGTGGCAAGTAGTATCATGAGCTCACGATCAGACAGCATGTCCAAATCATGGACTTGAGGGCAGCTTGTGAGTCGACAATATCTCCCAGACCGTAGCTCGCTGCAGAGGGCCTTGTTCTTAGGAGATGGAGCGGAAAAATGGCTGTTTCTGCCCTCCGGCTCGGATCGGGGTCTGGACTGGGCTCTCGGTCTGGAGGGTGCTCTCCTTTCTTGCCGTTCGCTTGGGGCCCTGGTCGTTTGCCCCCGGCCTCGTTGACTGGGGTATTCGACATTTATGAGAGGCCTGCACTCAGTTGTTGGGCGTTTGTTGTGGCTCTTGTGGTCCTGGCGGTGTTGCTGGCTCATGTTGGCGAGTCGGTCGTGGTCTGTGTCGGTTGCAGGTTTTTCTTATTGCCCTTCTGGGCTTTGTGGAGAAGGAAGGGTGAGTGTGGAGATCTCACTGTTGTATTAACCCTCTCGCACTATGTGTTGCATCTGGGGTTGTGCTGGGGTCATGGAGTGTTCCTTCCACGCGGATGTTCCATGCTAGTACCTTGCTGCCTGTGCGTCGAGATATGGTCAACATGGTGGCACCATCCAGAGTCAGCCACCGGTCATACGTTTCATAGGTGGATCTTGTTGTTATGGGTGCCCTGTCCAGTGTGAAGCGTCCAGTTCTATACTCTGGCTTCGATGAAGTGGATAATGCCTTGTAGCAAAGATTGGAAAGGACGTAGTCATTGCTTGTGGTGATGTGTCGACAGAGCACGTAATCATGACACGCATATTCTTTAGACTTGGTGTAATGTTGGAAGTAGAAGACAACATCATGGTCTTTCCGTCCACAAGCTGTTTCGTAGTTGAAATTATTGTACGGCGACCTTACCATTCCTGTGGACATGATCTTTATAGATGACGTTCCTATTGCCGCCATTGAAGTATACGCACATCCTGTAGTTAGGGTTAGCCCTTGCATGTCAGCTTGCCAAGGCCCAAATGGTAAAGTCTGGAAGGACAGCTCACTTGAGACACCAGGTCGGACTGCCCAGAAATCTATTGTGCCGAATGCTTTGTTGAGTGCCAAGACTTGGACCAATGGACTGTTAGGATTGCATGTCACCACAGGCTGCCCTTGGACCTTGTTTGCTGAACTGGATATCCTTCGTTCTGAGGTCCACATCTTAAGGTTCTTATTGTAGCAGTATACGTTTACCTGCAAGGTGGTGAGATCTGCCGTCATAGAAAAACAAGGGCCAAGTGCACTGTAGCAGGCTGAGTACATTTTTGCAACAAATGGAACAGTGGACGGTATGTACTGAGTGGCATATCTCTCTCGGCGACCCATCTGGTTTTCTCTGTATAACTCAATGAAGAAATCCGTGAATGTTGTGGTCTCAGATCGCATTGCGAAGAAGCTGACACTTGATGTGTCAGAGACCAACTGGTATGACCCGAGATCAGCCATCCTTGGTGGTAGGTCAAGAGAGTATGGCCCGGCACTGTTGAGGTTCATCTGTGTGGTAATATCCTTAACGTCATACCAAAAGCAAGCCCGAGATTGTGACCATGCCACGGGCCTATCTGCTAATAGCTGCTGCATCTCCATGAAGGAATGTAGGATTTCTGTCATGGCCTCAGAGTTTGTTCGCAAATTCGTGTAGATTGCGTTGGAGTCTTTGTGTGCTACCTGCAGCGCAGTGACTACAGAGGACATCTGCCCATATAACCGTCGTGATTGGTCAGCAAGCCCGTTCGATGTGTCACTTAGATGGGCAACGATTGTCTCCGTGTGGATGGTGATGATCATGATGCTTAATGACATCATGGCGATAAATGATATCGCGCATATTACGACACACACCAAGCGAGAGGTTTCCATGTTGCGGGTTGGTGGTGACGACTGGGTGGACCGGATGGTTTTTCTTATTGCCCTTCGTGGTGTTTTTGAAGGGCTTGAGGTGTGGCAGGATGGAGGATGCTTAGTAGCCTCCTCGTGTTGATCTTGACCTGTTGTCTTCAGCCTGGAGGTTTTTTACACATGTGATGGCAGTCTGCACAAGGAATAAAGCCATGAGAGCCATCGCACCATATAAAAGGTATCTCTTGAGTGCTGTAAGCCAGCCTTCTGCCTCAATTGAGGATTTCCTGAGCTCATCCATGTTGGTTTGATATCGAGTCTCCTCCCTGTCTCGCTGTTGTAGCAGCTGGTCTAGTGATGTCCCATTAATTGGACCTTCTCGGGCTGTCATCGTCATCTTCTCCGGGTCAAAACCAACAGTGGCCCAGTTTATAGCAGGTCCTTCAAGTGACTCGTACGCCATACAGTCACCCCTCTGCACACACTCTGCTACAGGGGTCCCACCTGAACATTCAGACGTGTGTGCCCGACACACTACTTGTGACTCCGCCATAATTGTGCAACCGCAGGATTCTGGGGACATGTATACATCCTGCAAGATTATTACAGGCCTCTTGAACACGACCATGCTGGCAGAGCTGTCATTGCCAACAGTAAAATCGAAGACCCTGGCCACAATAGGACCGGCAGAAATCACGTCACCGTAGCCGACAATCAGAACGGGTGTCCCTGCTGTGTCGAATGAAAGAACGTAGGGGGTTATTGGGCTTAAGAGTGCTTCCTCTGGCAGACAGGCCCAGGAAGATTCAGGCAATGAGATACCAGACGGCGTCTTGACAAGGTGCTTTAGCAGGACATTTTTGCAGTAAGATGCATGAGGATTGGTATGTGCACCCATTAAAAACTTCTGGCTGCATTCAAGCTGAGACAGCCTGTCACTGGTTGCGGCGGCATTTTCCTCCAAGTTGAATACACGCGCAGCAAGCTTCTTAAGCTGTGCGTTGACCTGCTTAAGAGCATTTCCAGTCAGGGCATTTAGGTCCCCTTGAGACGATAATGTGTCGGCTGTCTGTCTAGCGTTGTTTGAGAAACCCTCAAGGGCAGTCTTTGCTATGTAGGCACCTACGATCATTATTAGGAGAGTTAGGATCAAAGTTATAGACCTTGTGCCCCTGTGTGGCTTATGGTGTTCTGTGAGGAGATCTCGGAGGTTGCCGTTCTGTCTCTCAGCCTCCTTTATATTGATGCACTTTGAGCTAGTTGCTGGGGGACCAAGTGGGATAATTAGTTTGGCCATGCGATCTATCACTATCGATTTTTCTGCTATGATGTCCGCACTCACGGTAGATGGGAGGTGGCTGGGTAGCACGAGGAGTGCTGCAATGGTTATCCATAGATTCATGGCTGGAGTGGATGGCCGATGTCGCCTGTGCTCGTCGTGTTGATTTTTCTTATTGCCCTTCGCCTCCTCTACTTGGTTCCTAGAGACATGAACTTATATAAGAGCAGTCCTAGGCCTTACACCAGGACGATAGGTGTCTGCGATGTGGTGTCGGAGTGCGTATCCTAGATGAGGATGGCTGCCATGGACCACGACATCTAAGACCGCCAACACTGCAGCCTGAGATATCTTTCCAAGAGGGAAGCCTTCTCCCTTAAGGCGAGATCCTGCCCATCTATGATCCGGGCTGTTGAGTGTTTGGACAACTGACCAGACCGGATGTTGTTGAGAACCACGACGAATGAGGCATTCTGCTCTTAACCATCCTACAAACCCGTACAAGTTGCTCCTCATTATCTTCATGTCCTCGGAAAACTGATGATGAGATAGCCTCAAGAAGGGAACAAGTTTGATATCTCCGAGAGGAGTGGTCTCCCTGAGGACAATGTGCAGTAGTTTCTCCTGAGCCCATGGATGATGGAGATTGCAGTCGGAAAATCTACTGATGGGCCTGCTCCCATTGGGTGATGACAGGCCAGAGGTGACGTCCGTTTGCAGCGTGAGGGCCGAGCTGTCAGACACTATCCTGAGACGCGGTAGGGCTCTGCGGGCCTTCTGTTTTTGGGCTCTCCTCTTGCAGCGGCATATTAAATCAGCAAGCCCCCACGTGAGTACTAACCCAAGAAAACAGCCCATGCATATGAGAGCAATGGCTGCTGGATTGGATGCAGTCATGTTGGCCTCTGGGTTGGAGTCGAGTTTTTCTTATTGCCCTTCAGTGCCTTGTTAGATTGGCACCATGCAGTTGCCCCATCCTAGTTCTCTGGTGCAGGATGATGTGGACAGATTTTGGAGCAACTTTGGCTCATGATAGGCTCTGTCTGGCTCCCATTTATCGTGGACACTGCTGCACTCCCGAGGTAGAAGGCTATCTGCTTGCCTCTTGTCCGGGAGGACACATAACTGTCTGGGCATTTGCTGTTTTTGAGTGATGGAACCGGGAACATTACCACACCCGGGGCTGATGGTGGGCAGGTGAATTTCCCTTTTTTGGCCTCGAAGATCATCTTCTCCATCTTTGTTCCTGCTGATCTACTTGGTGATCGGGCGAAGCCCCCATCCATGGTGGTCAGAGAAAGACCCTGCACGTTTGGGTGCGGCTGAACCAGAAGACGCGTCTCTCCTTGCTCCATTGGAGAGCACTGACAGGCTGCAGCTCTGACATCTGGGCCAAGGTTGACTGCTTTGACTTGTGTTGCTGTGACTGGGTATGACCCGGATGCTGGCATGCTAGCGAGGTTAAGAACTTGATCAGCAAAGTAGAGTTGGGTCCCATGATAAAGGACAAACGGGGTCTTGGGTGGCGGTGGGGGTGGATCAACGGGGCCAACCTTGTTCAGCCGAACACGTGACGAGTTCTTTCCCATGAACACGTTGACATTCCACTCGGTCATGAGTAGGGATGCGATCGTGGCCTGAATTTCGGCCGGTGTGCCATCGATTACACCAAGAGGAAAGTTGTAATAGATCAGTGGCATTTCTGACTGCCCTGACATGTACAGTGCGGTGCCGAGTACTGTCTGTGGGTCGGTCGGTGCTGCCCCTGACCAGATGATCGGCTTTTGTGCCGCTGTTCCTGGCATTCTGCGTGGGTTGGTGGTTGGTGCTTGGCTCGCAGTGGGTTTTTCTTATTGCCCTTCGGGTTTTCCTGGTCAAGGTTGCCTGGAAGTGATGTAGAATTACGTTGAAAAGTATTGTCCATCATACTTGACAATTTTGTCAAACTCTTGAAGGTCACGCTTCGTTGGTTTCCTGTTCATCAGCATGTATTCTGGTCCAGGTGGTGTTTTCATCACGACAACCTTCTTGGTCACCTGGTGATTTCCTGATGCAGGATGAGGCAGGTGGTGTTTTTCCGTCCTCTGGATCTTTGCCCATTGGAAGATATAGGCCTCTCTGCTGGTATTATCCATTGGAAGTAGCTCGGTGTAGATCCTTGAGGCTTGTTCCTCACCTGCCGCATCGACCTCTGCTTTGATCTTCTTGAAAAGAGCAGGGTTCCGTGTTGTGATCAAGCTGCAGATGTCCTCTGCTAGCTCATCACCTTCATAGACGGGTCGTCCGAAGTTCTCTCCCTGTTCCTCTTCAACAGTCTGATACATATCGAGTGCAGCCCCAAGGTCCACGGCAGACCGGGTTGGAGGAGCGGTGGCCACAAGATGTTGAATTGTGGGAACACTGCTCTCGGATATCACACATGGGACATCAGGTAGTTGTCTGCCCTGAGACAGACATCTTACCACTGCATCTGCAGTCCCTGCAGCTGGTCCTGTGATGGTTACAAGGTTTTTCAGTTCTGCGCTGACTTGGGAGATGGTCTTTACTAGCACCGCCATATCCGTCTTGAGCTCATCAGCAAGTGTCACGGTGGATGCCCTTAGGCTTTGCTCTATTTCTGCAACCCCGACCTGGACCAGGTCAAGCTTCTTCTGCAGGATCATCAGGTGTTGCCCTTGTTGGTTAAGTTGCTCAGCGAACCCTTTCATACAAGACCCAACAATCGTCTCGATTGCACTGAAGTAATCATCAGGCTCATCTCCTTCATACTGGTCATCTGGTTCCTCCTTTGTCTCTGCGCCTAGTTGCGCATAGACGTCATCGGCGAGGTTCTGGCGGGTGGTGGCCTGGGGCTGTGGCTGGGTTTGCGGGGTTTCCATGGTGGCCTCCAGGTCTCTCACCCTAGAAATGGTGCCTAGCTGGAGGGCAGGTAAGCCATCCAGGCGTTGGAATGGGTTCTCACCTCCAGTGTTGGATCCTGCGATGCAGGATAGGTCCATCGTGTCCATGTCCATTGGTCTGTGTTGTGTTGGTTCTGGGTTGGTCGCTGGGTTGCGATAGGATTTTTCTTATTGCCCTTCACCCTTTGTTTTTGAGGATGGGATGGTGCGTCTTGTGCCGACGCGGTGATGTCTTGGTTTCCACCTGGGCCTCCTGGATCTAGGTCAGGATCTCTTTTCCCGCGGTACCATAGTAACTCTGACCCTTCAGAAGCCCTGCTTGGATGTCTCGAGAACCATTGAACAGAGCATAGTGGAGGGTAGTATTGTTAACTCTCAGAACACTCAACTCGCGGGTTCCATACAACAGACAGTACTTCTTGTATTTGTCGGTCTTTGGGAACATCATGGTTAGTAGATCTTTGTTTCTGTAGTCTTGCGGGAATGTGAATGGTTTCTTGTCGAAGATGCACCTTATGGACTTGCAGTCTGCCTCAACCCCTGCTATCAGTGCTCCATGTGTCGTAAGGATCTGGCTGCCCTGTTGGAAATCGGCGACGTCTTTCGGAAGATCCTCTTTGTCCCAGGCCGTGTAGTCTTGGGCAGTGTATCTCTTGTTCCCTGCCTGGAGGCCAAAGTGTCCAGCGACCTCGACACAGTTGAAGCCACTTGCTGGTGGTGGGATCTGGTTCCTGTTGACATCCCGAGACGGTGCCGATGGGCCTCCTGTCGCAGGGGGAGGAGGAGTCCACGTGGGGCCATCCCCCGGCGGCCTGCTCTCCCCGGGGGGCGGAGGTGGGCCGACCTCCTCGTCCTCCTCATCTTCATCATCAACCTCGTCATCCAAATCCTCCTCTGGAGGATCGAAGCCATACTCTGCCTGATCAATGGAGTATGAGTAATCGTCTGAGTCATACTCTCTGTGTCGTCTGCGTACCGTCAAGTTTCCAACATGGTGTTCCTCATCCCTCTCGTCCTCAAATGTAACCATCTTAGGTTGGCCGACTGCCGATCCTGGTCCCCCAACGCTTGCCCGGATCGCTTGGAGTGTTCTCATCTGTGCTGCTTTGGCTGCTTTCAGGGACTCTTCTGTTGCCTTTGTCATGTCCTTGTGGAAATCAGCCAGACGACGTTTTTCCGCCTGGGTAACCTGGGTGGGGAACATGCCTCCGAGTTTGGCCTCGCCGTCTTTCTTGCGGGATTCCTCAAAAAGCCTGGCTGCCTCGCAAAGGGGCTTGTGTGCAGCTCCTACCACCATGAGATTGAGAGAGCTATTGTGCGCTTGTCCGATCCCAACAATGACGGCAGCCAATTTTGGGAATTTTCCATACTCAACTTTTTCGACTCCGGACAGTCCTAGGATCCTTGCGAATGGAGCCAGATCTCCGTGTGCGCTAATTCCATTTATGGCCGCCACCATGTCCCCTGCCTCTCTTTCAAGATCCTTGAGGCTTAAGATGGGATGCCAGGACTTGTTCCCTTTCCCGCCTGACCCGGAGATCAGATGATCTGTGAAAAGTTTGATCAGGACCAGCCCTGCCATCCTGGCCTGATCGATGAGTGTCTTGATCTGGCCACCACAGACGGACCCTGATGACACCTGAGAGATGGTCAGTTTGATCAGGAGATACTTTCCTGGAAAAGAGTCCATGAGGTGTGCCCTGACAGTGGTTACTGTAGCTTTGTGGATCAAGACATCACCCAGGCTGGGGATACCTTGGGACTTGAGAACTGCATCGGTCTTGACGACCTTTGCGTGGACAGCATCAATTGATATCATCAGCTTAGGCATCATAGCTGCGAGGTATGTGATGAAACGTTCTAGGGTCCTGTCAGTGAGGAGTTCTGCCTTTTTGATGTACTGGCTGAGTCTTGAGGCCTTTGGCGAGATGATGGTGCGGCTCGCAACATCGATGTCCACCTCCACGTAGATGAGGTTGTGTCCGAATTTGGTCAGTTCCTTGGCAATGGAGGATGTAGAGAAACTCGTGATATCCCCTCTGTAGAAATGCCCGATGAACAGGGAGACGAACACACTTGCCGCTGTTGATCTTGGAAGCTCCGGATCCAGCAGAGCAGCAACAAGGAGTCCATAGAGCAGGTCAGGAGCCTTAGATGCGTAGACCCTAAGCTTGGATCTGGAGACATAACTGTCTGAGGGAGTACTAGCGATGTCAGAGAATATCTTGACCTGGTTGGCATCCATGGTTGGTTTGATAGGCTTGTGATTTGTTGTCTTATTGCCCTTCGGTTTGTTCCCCTAGTATGTGTGTTCGTGTATGTGTACCCACAAAACGCT